GCTGTCTTGAATATTTGTCTCCCTTCATTGTTAATATTAATTTTCCATTCAATTGATCTAGTAACGCTAGTGCCTTCAGGTTCTTGACCACCTACGTTAGTATTAGTTAAAAAAGTAGTCCAGGCATTATTTGGATCAGATCCCTGAGCTCCTACAAAATTATCAAGTTGAGGAGATCTAGTGGTCCAATTACTATCTGATGTAACAATTTGAGCCTCATAAGAAATTGTAATAAAAGCACTATCAGAACTAGAAGTTTCAAGAGTAGAAGTACTACGATGATATGAAGTGTTATAAAATCCAGCACCACCAGCACCGCCATGACCACTACCATCATTACCAGCGTTGTAGGCATATCCAGGAGCAAACGTTCCTGTAGTGCCACCAGGAAATCCCCCGCCAGCGCCTCCACCGCCGCCATTCCATGCAGCACCAGAATTCTGTCCAGCAGCACCATTAGATCCGCCACTAGTGTTAATATCAGAAGATGTTAGTCCAGGAGCATCAGTAGCACCACTATAACAAATACACGCTCCGCCGCCACCACCGCCAGCACCAGCTAATACAGTATTACCAATACGAATAGCAGTAGCTCCGCCACCGCCGCCACCGCCGCCAGCATTCCATCCACTTTCACTATCGTAGGAACCATTATTACCACCACGTCCACCATTCCAATATCCACCACCACCATTTCCACCAGTATCTCTATTTCCGCCAACACCAGATCCATTGTTACCCATCTTTAAGGTGAGTGTTGAACCTGCAACTCCAATTAAAGATCCAGATATTTTTTGTCCTCTAGCACCGGCACCACCAGAAGATCGGTTAACACGAGTATTACATGGACCACCAGCGGCACCTTTACCGCCATGAATAATATATGTAACATTAGCAGCATCCGAAGGGATAGCATATGAAGTGTTAGATGTAAATGTTTGAGATGGCATTATATACTCCTAGCGTTTTGCCAACCACCACCATTAATACTCACCTGAGCGCCTGGTTTGTCAACTTTTATTTCCATATCAATCTCAATATCATTAGCATTAACTTGAGCCGACGTAAGGAATTCGGTCGGAGTGTTTGTTACAAAATCAATATCTTCATAAGGATATTTATTGATATTATTAGCATAGTCAAAATCCTCGTTAATTCTAGGCGCTCTAGTTCCTACTGTTACATTAAATGATCCACTAGGAGTGGTCACAGTAATTGTCTTAATATTCTCTTTCCCGTAAATCCCGGTTTCTCCAGAAATATCGGTATTAAATGGTAATGTAGTAGTTCTTAATTGTATTGTATCGCCATTATTAAAAAGTTTAGTCCCAGCAAAAGATCCTGAATTACCAATAAAGTTACCAGACCCAGACGTTGATATCGAAGTGGGCATATCAACACCACTAAGTGTTCCTAATCCAAGCGTAACTAAATTAGATGGATCTAAATTAGTGAATGAAGTTGTCCAAGAATTACTAGGTGTATTATCATTACGAGCATTGACAGTTTTTGTCTGAGTGACAGTACCACCATCATTAGATGCTGATACAGTGTAAGATCTAGATGATGGACTTGTGCCATTAGCATTTGATTGTGGTAAATTTGTTATATTTACAGGCGAACTACTCCACGATTCCCCAGCAGAACTAGTAAGAGTTGAACTACTAGCAAAAGAAGTAGTCCAAGATATAGATGTAGTATACTTTGGAGTGCCACCACTACTATTTTGTGGATTTGGACTAATATTAAAAGTATTAATTTGAGGAGCTGCTTCTGACCAACTAACACTAACACTACCATCACTCGCTGTTTGACCAGGCGAATAAGATATGGCAGTAATTAAACTACTTTTATAACTAGATCCCCCAGCGGCACCGCCGCCGCCACCATTCGAGTTATCTTGTCCGGGACCACCACCGCCACCACCATTATCTCCGCCGCCGCCACCGCCGCCACCGCCACCATCGGTTCCACCAGGATCTCCTCCAGTACCTCCATTACTAGGAGTGACTGAACCTACACTAGCAGCATTTAGTGATTGATTTCCTGCACTACCGCCATTTTTGTTGTCAGAAGCACCGCCGCCGCCGCCAGATCCAGCCATACAAATAGCATTGACGCCATTAATCCGAAGACCTGAGGCACCTCCACCACCTCCACCACCTCCAGAGTAAGGAGGATCTCCGGCATTACCACCACTTCCACCACTAGCCATACCACTTCCGCCGCCGCCACCAGCAGCATTTGGTTGACTATCTACACCATTTCCCCCATTATTGCCAACAAAAATTGTGAGTGTTCTAGCAACATAATTTTGATCAATACGAAAACCTTGTGTTGTAGTAGTTCCTCCTTGACCACCTTGGGCATCTGCATCAGTTCCTCCTCTGCCGCCTCTTGCACCACGAGCTTGAACAGTAATATTGTAAGCATTGTTAGGAATACTAAGAGTATATGTGCCAGGACTGTTGTAACTAGATGTAGGCATATCAGGTACTCCTCACATCGACCCATCCGGTGCCGTTAATATTAATTTGAGTATTACCATCACTTGCTTTAAATTCAACAGGAATGTCGATATCATTCATCTCCAATTGAGCAGTCGTGATATTTTCAGTAGGAGTATTTGATATCAAGTCAATATCTTCATATGGATACTTGTTAATATTATCAGGATAATCAAAAATTTCTTCAATTATAGGAGCTTTTGTTGTTATAGTTACTATTATATCATAATTAGGAAAACTTATCGTTACTGTTTTACTATTTGTTGCTCCAGATGTTCCAGAAGTATCTAGATTAAATGGCAATGTAGTAGTCCTTAATTCAAGTGTTTCTCCGTTATTAAAACTTTTAGTTCCGCTAAAAGATCCACCGTTACCAACAAAATTACCACTACCAGCAGCAGAAACGGTAGAAGGGGCATCGATACACGCCATTGTACCCAAGTTGAGAGTAACTAGAGTAGATGGTTCTAAATTTATGAATGAAGTTGTCCAACTATTTGTAGGTTTATCATCATTATAAATGTTAGTGCTTTTTGTTTCGGATATGGTACAACCATTAGGACTTGTTGTTGTCATCGTCCATGTTCTAGATACCGGAGATCCACTTCCACCACAAGGATTTGAATTACCTCCACATATAGTGGCACTACCACCTGAAGCTGAAGAATTGGTTCCAGGACCTGTTTTACTATACGTAGTTCCTCCTGGTCCAGATCCAGACCAATTTGTAGATACACAATTAGTTCCAATAACCTCGGTCGGAGCAGACATACTAGCAGTTACTGTTTCAGAAAAACTATTATTGGAGACAACAGTAATTTCAAATTCAGCATTGGCATCATTACCATCATTATCGAGCATTTGAATTTTTGAATTACTGACTGATTTAAAATCATTCAATAATCCACCAAAAGACAATCCATATGTTCCGGGCCCGACATTATTTAAAGTCTTAGTAACAGATCCATCTTCACCAGGAGAGTTCCACGTTTGTCCTAATAAGCCAATAGTATCAATAGCATCACCATAGTCATCTGGGTTATCTCTCCACCCTAATTTTAGGGTTACATTGGCATTTCCCGTACCACTAACCACAAGGTTAGCTGATGATCCACTACCGCTAAACTCGGCGCTGATACTAGAAGATTGATTACACGTTTTGGAAGCCATATCAGATCTTGATTATGTATTCTACTAAAATATATGGAGGTGTAGCCTCATCAAGTTTTTTAATATTATTTGTAGTTAAATTTACTGTTGATTCTAAACCAAAAGCAGGAATATTTGTATTAACAAAAGTATATTTTAAGTCATTATTAGCAGCAACTTCTGTTGAAGATGGAAAATCAATAAGGTGAGCATGAGAAACAATAGCACTAGCTCCTGTTGGTGATTGAATAGTAATTAGTTCGTTAGATCCTTCATTTTGTCCATCATTACCACCTTGAGAAGCTCCAGTGCTAGCTCCCACAAAAATAGAGTCAGACCAATTTCCTAGATAATTAAAAATACCAACACCAGAATCATGACCATGAGATTGGAAATTTAGATCTGATAAAAAAGCATTTAAAGTTCTGCCTGTTGTTGTCGTTGTTCCAAAAGAAGGATTTCCAATAAATTCTATGTTTCCGGGTGAGATAATTTCAAATTCTCCTGAATATGTAATTTTTGTAGTTGTACCAATAAGAGATACTACATCAACTTCAGCACCAACTCTATAAGGTTTGGTGGAGTCTTCATTCGTAACTCGGTCATTTAAGTAAGCACCTGAAGCATTGCCACCTTGAATATATTTAGATCCAATATCAGGTAATACAAATTGATTATTAGTTACTTCTTGTTCTGCTTTTTTAAATTTAGAATTATTACCTACTCCCAACACTTGAGCAAGAATTGGAAATTCAACAGCAGATCTAATAGAACCATCACATCTCAAATATCCAGCAGGAAGTTTATTCCCCCAGTCTCCTTGATCAGGAACATTAACATCAGGCAACTTAATTGGATAAGGTAAGATGGTTCCTGTTACTCCACCGTACCTCGCTCTTTCGTTAGTGTAATATACGGGCATTTTAATAAGCTCTAATTAAATTAGTAATAGTAACAGAAGCAACTCTAGTCGTAAAAGTAATTTGTAAAGCACCAGCAATAGAATTAGGCGTTACATTAGGTTGTGCTAAGACACTCAATTGTTCTAGAACGTTAATATTTGAACCATCATATACAATATTGAATGTTCCATCATGATCGTGTGTTTCAATAACATCTTGAACCCCTCCCCCTGCCAAACTATCATTTAAAAATGAGATACCAGCGTGATTAAATAGTGTTTTTGTAATTCCATGCTCATTATCTGATCCAGCATTTCCTGGATCAAAGTTAGGACACTTCACTGATTGAGTGCTATCAGAAAAAGGAATTCTATATCCAGGAGCAAATTTACCATCAACTATCAAAGCAGCCATATCAGCATCACCACTAGCAGATGTAGCGCCAGTACCATCTCTCAAGTTTTTCTGGCTAGTAAACCACGATTTACCTACACCATGTCCAGTAGCGTTAGTCAGAAAAGGAATATGTTCATTAACAGGCAAACTACCACCAACCGAAGCAATAGCATACCTACCAACACCTTGTTGAAATGGGCAGTTATCTAAAGCAGTAATATTTTGTACTGGATTATCAGTGCTGCCAATATAAAATCCAGTTTCAACCTCAGAACTACCAGCACAATCAAGGCTTGTACCTTTGGGGCAAGGGGGTAATCCAAAGTATCCATTTGGACATGGATCTACTCTATTAAAAAATTCAGTGAACTTTACTTGAGGTGTAGCAAACACACCAACACCCCTACCAGGATTTTCTCCAGCATCACCAGTATTAGTAGTTGTGTATGTACCTTCGTGAAAATGTTGTGGAAAATGTTCTCTTCCCAATTTTCTAGGAATAACAAAAACTTCCTTAATAGAGAAACCAGGAATAATAGATTGACCTGTAATTACACCCTCAAAATAAGAATTACCAACTTTAGTAACAGTAACTGATATATCATTAGCAGTAGAACTTCCTCCATTAGCAGAAAAAGTAGATCCAGGGACAGTTAATTGGTCTCCAACTTCATATCCAGATCCTTTTATCTTAGGAATAATATCATATGTATTGTCAGTATTAATAACTACAGTAAATGTAGCCCCACTACCAGTTACAGCAGAACCATCATCGGCGTTCGTGCCATTATTAGCAGTAACATTTTGAAAAATTTGTGCTGTTAAAACTGTAGGAGCTGTACCAGAAGTAATAATACTAGTAATAGTACCAGCCGGATCCGGTGTATAAGTAAAGTTTAAATCTGTTTTAGCATTAATAACATTTGGTGGACCTAAATCTCCAGGTTCAAATCCAGGTACAGAATCTCCTAAAAAATCTTGTACAACTGTTAAAGCATCTGAATTGTCGAGAGGAGAAGGAATTATTCCATTAGTAGAATCATATACCCCAAAATATGAAGTAGAAATATCTGCTAGTGATTTATTATTTGTTTGTGGTAACCTAAAAGTACCACTATAATTTGGAAAATTTCCAGTAAAATTTGTTCCACCATAGGTATCTCGTAAGATACGTGCTAATAGTGGGTAATCTGATGCGTTGAGCTCGGCACCATTACATAATAACCATCCATTCGGAATCTCCGATACGTTTCCTCCCCATGGTTGTGAAGAACCAATAGGGAGGGCTCTTTGGGTTTTAATTACGTTATATCCTGCCATTAGATTTCCATTAACCACCAACCTTGTGCTGTCGATGGGGCTCCAGTTGTTGTGTTATCATAATTTGTGCTACCTAGGTAAATAAGACCTAAAGCAGCATGAGCAGTTTGAACAACCAATTCACCACCATCGTAGTTAATACTACTTAGGTCAGGAGTATTACCATTTGTGATATCTCCTTGAACAGCAACATTATCCTTAGCTCGTATTCTTAAAGTTACGTTATAAGTTAGATTTCCACCAACATCAACGATTCTAATCATATCTCCAGTAACTGGATTTTCGGGTAGTTTAAGAGTGACATCAGAAGAAGGAGCAACAAAGTAGTTAACGTTTCCTTCCATATCAAATACTTCTTCGCCAGCACCAACAAATTCCCACTTTCTAGCACCATTTGGAGTGAAGAATCCTTCCTGTCCAGCGAAGTTCATAGAACCATCAATTTCAACTTCAAATAGTTCTTCAGGAACTTTTGCTTTCAAGAAGGTTAGATTTACTCCACCATTAGTAATAGTTCCTGTGGTATGTGTTGGAGGGACAGTACCAAGATTACCATTACCAACAGCGACGTAAATGTTGCCGCTATAGAAAATAGTATCTCCATCTTCAATAGCGCCTCCAATTGTCCATTCAGGAGATTGATCAATTTTATTAAGTTGTAAGTTACCACCATCAATCTGTAAAGGACCAGCGATATTGGATTCAGTAGTACCTTGAACAGTAAGATTACCAGAAATCGTCAAGTTACCTGTACTATTTTGTAAGATAAGTTTTTGATCGCTAGTAGAAGCACCTGTGACTAGGAAGTCACCACTCCTCACTGTCGTCAATCCAGTTTCAGCATCAACTGTAAATAGATCACAATTCGGTCCACTAGCACCAAAGTCTCCCTTAAGGCAAGTATCTCCAGTAGCAGAATCAACCATAAATGTAGTTACTGGTGAAGAACCACCCGTAGTAATGCTCAATACCTGAGAATTAGCAGTTGTAGATCCAATAAGAGTGAAATTAGCATTCACTGTCATATCACCAGCAACATTAACCTCGCCAGTTGTAGAATCTACACTAAACTGTTCAACAGGGTCCTGATCAGAACCATCAGTAACAACAAGTCTTTGGGGAGATGTTGTATTGATATCGGTAATGATTGCTAATTCAGAATCAGTGAATCTTAAGATATCTCCTGCTCCAACTGTGCCAGAGAATTCTCCAGTATTGACATCTGCTAGAGTTCCTCCATTAGCAGAAGGAAGTCCACCAACATCATCAACGAAGCTAACATTATTTGCTAGATCATATCTAATTAATAAAGCGTTATCCGGGTGATCTGTTCTCAAGAACTTATAAGAAGAAGATTCAGCGCCAGATGGTAAGTTTGCTGGAGTACCAGTAACCATTCCCCCGGTGTTAGCATCACGTTGGTTCATCGCTCTTTTGACCATCACACGTAGTGAATCGCCAGAAACGTTATTGAGGTTTGTAAGTTCAGTAATTTCAACAAGTTCACTATACTGTTCACCAACAGGAGAATCACCTTGAGTTGAATCACCTCCACTAAATTTAACACTGCCAGCAGAAACACCGTTAGCAAAACTCTTACTTAGTGTTAAAGTTGTACCAGCAATAGTCGTAATCTTAGCATATTGTGTACCATCAGCAAAAGTAGCAGAAGAAAGAGGATCAATACGTACCCAACTATTAACTGTATCAAAGTTAGATACGTCACTAGCACTAGTAATTACGTTACTACCAGAAGTTACATTAGCAGTAAAATCTGTTGGATCAAAAATTGCTAAAATAGAACGATCAATGAGAAGGAAAGCACCAACAGTAAAGACGGTCGTTGTACTAGGAGTAGCAAATGGTAGATAGTATTCATCAATTGCTGCCGTTCCTCCTACAGCATCTGTTGATCCTCCATAGAAACTAGACTGAGTGTCAATAAACTGAGAAATTTCTGTCTTACTAAAGAGGTCAATATTAGGAACATCAGCACTACCCTGAACATGTGAAGGAGAATCAGTAGAGAATGAACCTCTACGTACTTCAAACTCACCAGAATTAAGTCCGCCCGACAGTGTTACATCACCTTCAAGTGTAGAAGCAGATTTAACAACAAGACTATTACTAATCTGAGTAAATCCACCCTGAGCACCAATGAAAGTTCTTGAAGCAGCACTACCAATATACAACTTAGAAGTTGTAACAGTGAATAGATTAACTTGCTGAGCAGGTGAACTTAATGTAGCAATTCCAGTGCCAGAAACTAATGCTGTTCCGATACTTAAATCACCATCAACTTGAGTAAATCTAGTTTGTAATTTAGTAACAGAACCATTTACTAAAGAGTTAGACTGTTTAGAATAAGCACCACCAATTCTGATAACCGAAACAGAAGTTGTGCTCGTTAAGTCAGAAGTACCAAGAGAAATAATAGATGATGTACCTCCACTATGGACTCTCAGTATACCGTCATCAGTAAATGTACCAATGTTAATTTCTTGATGTTGAGCAGAAGGAGAAACAGTAATAATTTGAGGAGAAGCTTCTGTGGTATCACTACCAGAGACAGAGTTACCTATAAACAAATTCTTCGCTTCAGAAGCAAAGTATACCGTTGTGGCACCGCCATCAATCAAACTAAACGATGTTGATGTGGTAGATAGAGATCCACCATTAACTGCTAAGTTTTCATCTAAAGTAACATTTTCAGTAATTTTAGCATCGCCAACAACAGTTAACGTATGATTTGTGTTGCCTTCAGTAACATTGATGCCAACTCTGCCGCCAGGAACAGTTCTAGCATTACCATTTGACTGAAGACCATTAGTTGTAGAAACTCTAAACGTGGATGTATCATTAGGTAAGGCAGAATTTCCACCAACTAATAGAGCATTATTTTCTTCTAAGAAAGTTCTATTAGCAAGTAATGGTTGAGTATCGTATCCATTAGAAGCAAGTGTTTTGCCACTAATAAATGCCGTACCTACAACATCTAAGTTTGCTCTTGGTTCTACAGCAATAGATACAAATCCTTTCTGATAATCAGAATGAGCAGATCTAGCAAGAGTATTAATACCTAGTTTGTAATCACCATTAGTATCAGTGTCAGTTCTTAAAGTTTCGGCACCCAATACACCAGTTTCAGTCCACTTACTCAAGGAAACAGAAACTACAGCTGCTACTGCTAAAGTCGAAGGATCATCAACAGAACTAGTCTCAATAATTACTGGCGCTTGTACTTGGAAATAAGATCCAGTTACTGCTGTAACAGTTCTAATACCGTTAACATTAATAAATCTGCCATCTAGATCAGAAATCTTAACAATAGATCCGAGAACAATATCAAGATCAGCAGGAGCAGTTCCAGTTACAGTATTAAATTGTACTAAAGATCCTCCCATAGCAGTATGAGAAGCAAGACCAGCAGTTACTGGGTTGTAGAAGTTAGCATAAATCCAACCCAATGATCCAGTTCTACCAACTTCTTCGCCTTTAAGTAAAATATCTCCAGAAATAGGTTGAGCAGTTCCAAATTGAACGGCAAATCCTAAATCTGAATTAGTTTGATTCGGCGTAGCATTACTGGGAGTATTACCAGATCCTTGATTAACATGTGTTCTGATGCTGTAATCTTGACCAGAAAGTAAAGTGCTACCACGTGGATTAAGTCTGTAGATAGCAGAGAAGATCTGATTCTGATGAATAACTACATTACCTTCAGAAGCAATCGTAGATCTACTAAAAGCACTAGAGTCTAAAGTTAAATCTCCACCAGCGTTAGAGTCAACATTAGCAATAACAGTAAAAGCATTTGGTTCGTCATCGTCAACATTAATTGTTACTGGATTGTTGAATAAAGCATTACCATCAACGGTAATTTCTTGCTCAAAAGCAACAGGAAGTTCAAATGTTGTGACCAAACCACCGATATCTCCACCATCATCATCAGATGATAGTAGTTCTGCTTTCTCAAGGAACGTCTCTTCGCCTGTAATAGCGTTGATCTTACGATTACCAATATAGAGGTCACCGTTAGAGTTTAGACCCGTGTAGAAGACGATACCGCCATTTTCACGTTTTGCCTGAGCGTAGAAATCTTGAATGTCTGATAGAACAACTTCCTGACGAAGTGGGAAACCAGTTGAGTAGTTACCAGGACCAAATCCAAGATACTCAAATGTGTGGTTACCAGATCTAGCAATCGAAGGACGACGTAGTTCGACGTATAGTTTGTTCTCTGTTGGATATACAGAATCACCAGAAATAGGAATCAAACGATCTTCAGAACCGGAAGCAGCGTTACCACTTTGTGCTTCAATAGCATTAGTGGTATACTCATATCTGCTTAAAGCAGGGTTCTCGATGAAGTCAAGAACAACTTCTTTAGTTTCACTATTCTTGAAGTCGTTAGTAGTGACGAGACCATGAACAAAGTTATCAGCAGCACAGACCGTTGGGTCAGTATCAAGAATTGTTGTATCTCTAGTATTATCGGGACGAATTTGGAACCACAAGGGATCATTCTTGTAATCCAATGGATATAGTTGACCGATAGGTTGAGAGAACTTAAATCCACGGAAGTTAGTACCAACTCCAGGACCTGTTGGGAATGGAGAAATATTACCTTTAATACAAGTTAGATAGTAAATACCTTCTTGCTGATTAGGAATACGACGCTTGATCTCTTCGATATCAAAGATATAGAAGGTATCTTCAATCTGACCAGCATCTTCTACAACAGAAATTTCATAGTCATTACCATCATCATCAGTAATAATATCGCCGGGTGTCATGGTAAGAACATTCGAGTTCTTATCGCTGTAAAGATAGTCTTTTCTATCAGACTTACTTAACGAATCATCAGGTGAACCAACACTGTTGGGTTTTGCCTGTAGAGTAGCATAAATTAGAACTTGATTGCCATTACCATCTAATACAGGATCGTTGTCAGCATCTAAGACTGGTTGCGAGAAGGTAGTAGCAGAATTTTTATCATAACGAACAACATCGCCATCTAGTCCCTTAAGAACTAGATAATGCTCATCTGTACCATCTGGGTTAAAGTAACCTTGTACAAAAGCAAACCCTGAAGAGAATCCATTCCAAGTAATTTTATTAAGTTCAGTAGAAACCGAAGTGTTAATTCGGAAAGATCCACTTCCACCTTGAGGAGCATTAATTCGTACAGTTACAAACTGTTCATTTCTTACAGAATCATCCGTAATAGTAAGATCAAATACGGTTAGTTCTAGATAATTAGTACCACTTAAATTAACTTGTCTAGCAGATTGAATACTAAAAGAAGTTTTAGAAGCAACTCTATCAGAAGTAATTTTCTTAACTTGAGTATTTAAATATGGATCATATTCAAAATTAGGATCAAGTGAAGAAGCAGGAAGACCTAATTGCTGAGCAAGTGTGCCACCAGCAGTTAGTTGAATTTGAGTTTCAAACAGAGCAACATTAGCAAGACCAGAAGCAGTGGGTTTTAGAAGAATTCTTTGTGGTAAAAGTTTTCTAGTTTCATCAGTTCTTGCCTTGATAACAAATCCATTTAAAGGATCACGTACACCATCAGCATACTTAGGAATTACGTAACGTAGACGATAGATTCTATCTAAAGCAGTTCTTTCATCATCAAGACGCTTAAATGAGGTGTTCTTAGAACGAGCATCTTTGAGATCTTGACCGATCTCATTCATTCTTGCTTGAATATTTACAGCAGGATCATAAGCATCTGTAGTTTGAATGTACCACTGACCAGTAGTAGTCTCTTGCTGATCCACGGGCAAAGCACTATCATCTCTGGTTGGATCAAACTTAACAGGAGAGACACGCTTATTAGCAAAGACGTAGAAATTTGAACCAAAACTAGGAGCAAAAGTAATTCTAGGAGAACCAGCTACTGCCTCTGCTTTAGTGTTGAATACAGCAAATGTTTTGGGTGTTACAAATCTAACGTAGTAGTACTTGTTAGTATCTACTTCAGAAGTTACACCAGAATCAGTAATCTGAGGAAGAGTAGATCCAACTCCAAATGTTCTAAAGAAAATTTCCTGGACAACATTTTCATTTCCAGGAACATCAAAGACATGAGGAACATCTGTCTCAATAACGTCGGTCAATCCAGTCGGGAAGTTACCAACATACTGATAAAGATTATAAGATTCATCAAGAACAAATTGGTTTACAGCAATTTCTACATCAAAGTCAACAGATTCAGTCTCTGGAGAATACATGTAAATGCCAGCGGCAGCATTTTCTTTAGTAGTCGCTAGAAGTAACTTGGTTGTATTGGTCTTTTCAAAAACATTAGGATATGTAGTTCCATCAGAATAATCTTCTGGTTCAGTAGATCTACCGGGAGCAATTACATAGTAAATGGTATTTGTGTTAAATCCTTTAGGAAGTCTAATAACACGCTTATCTACAGTGGCAGCATCAACACCAGATCTAACCTTAGGAACCAATCGGATTGGAGTTCCAGTTTCAAATAAGTGAGGATCAGAAGTAGATCCACCAGTGTTAATAGTGAATAGAGTAGCACGTGAAGCGAGATTAGCAGTATCTATAACTGGTTCAACTCTAGTAGCAACATTGAAAGAAGGTTCTGTTCTAGTAATATTAACTAAGTTTCCGGGAACAGCATCAGTTCCGATTGCTTGAGTAATAATAGCGGTATATGTAGTAATTGTAGCGGCAATATCGGCACAATCATTAACATAATCATAAACTCCAGGTTGTCCCGAAGTATCGCCAAGAACGTTATTATCAATAATCTGTGTTAGACCATGAGATCCTTGAATTGTGATTGACTGGTTCTTCATAGCAGAGATTGCTAGATCTCTCATCTCAATATAAACTTGTAAAGACTCGTCTCTCTCGCCGTTAATTAATCCAGGTTGCTGTACATAAAGTAAAGCACCATCGTAAACGTTACTGTTTCCACCAAACTTGATGTTGTAAGCAATTGCTTCTAGGAACAACTCAACGTCATCAATACATTCTTGATTACCACCAGGAATTGTAAATCCAGAGTTAGCAGGAACAAGGAGCATTCTCTCAACTGCTTCAGTAGCAATTAGAGTCTTGTTAGCAAGAATTAGATTAGAAGCATCAACTTCAGTACCACCAAGAGGTGTCAATCCATTGTTAAGAATCAGGAAAAATTCAGTGAAGTAACCCTGGATAAGGGTAGCAATATCATTACACTCAGGATAACCTTGATCGGCGGCATCCCAAACACTAGTATCCTGGAGGACTTCGCTATCTCTTACCGGATTAATATCACTGTATCCACCTTTTAAAACATCATCACTATCAATTATAGAGGCAGTTTTAGGGAACTCAAAATATAGATAAGCACCACTAAGTGAAGTGCTTGATGCTACTACAGCATTTCCATACGTAGCAGAAATAAATCCCTGAGAATCGGTTGTTAATACAGGATCCGAATTACCAATTTCAATTCTTTCGGAGTCAATAACTCTTCTAATATAAGCATTATTAGGAATTAAAGTATTAGTAGCAATAGCAACATCAGTTAATCTACCATTATAAAAATTAGCAGTGGAAGCATCATCACCATTAGCAACATCAGTATAATTATACTGATTAACAGTCATGCCAACTAGAAGACCCTGTGTATTACCAACATTAATAATAGCAGAACCTTGTGTAATTTCCGGATTTTTGATTAGATAATCAAAATTCCTCATAGCAGCAATAATGATGTTCTTTACATACTCATATGCTTCAATAGATTCATTAAAATCATTGTCAATGTAAGAAAGCGTACCACCAACAAAGTAACCTTCTGCCGCCTGAATTGTATTAATATTACCACCAAGTTTTAAATCTTGGATAACAGCATCAACAATATATCCAATATCTCTTTCACATTTTGTAATAGTAATATTAGTATCAGTTTGTAAATCAGGATAACGTGTAATAATATAATTATACGCTTCTCTTTGAATAAAAGCTTTATTAGTCTCGATTAGAGTAGCAGCATCCTGAGCATTGTTATTAATCTGAACTCCATCTGGATTAAGAGTTTCGAGAGAAGCCGTATACTGGTTAAAACCAGATGGAGATACAATAGATTCATAGATATCATTACCACCACCAGCTTTAGGTAGTTTCAGGAATACTTTATCATTAGTTAAAGCGCCAAGTCTGTATCCGTCAATTGAAGTAGCAGGTTTCTCAAAGGGAGAATATACATCATCACCAGAGTAATATAGTCTTGTCTGGTTACCATCAACTTTCGTTGCTTGATTAGAAAGAGGATAATACTTAAGATCCGTCTGATTAAAAGCACTGGTATCAACATTTTTAACAGGAACAATATCAGTAAGGTATCCACCTTTATCTTGGTTGAAGGAGAATCCTTTGAAACCAATGGAGTGAAGTGATGTGTTACCGAAGTTAGAGTTAGAGTTCGTGATGGACATATCTCCACCACTTTCCATTAGGAAGTGATCGAAGAAACCAACAGCGAAGACCGAGACACACTGAACAAAAGAGTCATCCGAAGCGCGGATGTGGAAGTTTCTCCAGTCATCTTTCCAATAAGCATCACCTTTAGCGTGATAAGGAACGGTAGCGAAAGCATCAGATAGTGATGCTTGGTTCCAAGTGTTACTAAATTCATCATAACGGATGAATGCTCTATCATCTTTTTGAAGGCTAACTCCAGTATATTGAGCTACGACCATTGACTTGAATCCAGTCGCCTTAGAACCGTCTGCCCACATACCACACTGACCCCAGGTGGATCTGATGGAACAGTTAAAGACATAAGGAGAAGCAGACTCAACAGAATCGATTTCTGCCTGTGCTCTAGCAGCAAGACTTAGATCAGGTGTAGTATAGCCAGTTAAATTGATATCTAGACCCAACTGCTGAGGAGTTACATCCACCTCATAACGGAATAGTTTGGGATTATCTTCGTCAATAGCAGTAACTTTAAATGTACCGTTTAGGGCATCATTAAGTCCGGTGTCAATAATGGCAACAAACTGCTCTTTGAAATATCCATGGGCGACTTTGGTTGTTGCTTCGATGACAGTTTTGCCACTAGCAAGTTGCTCAACCAATCGGATATTAATAATACTTCTAGTATCAGATAGAGGTCCAACAATTCTATTTTCTTGTGGAAGAGCATTAAAGTCTCCATCATCAATAGTTGGTTGGAATAGAGCAAATGCTGTACCCACCTTATCATAATACAGTTGTAGATCATCTGTATCAGCATAAGTCATGATACAGATCTTATGGTGAGAATACTCAGGAATTGCTAAAGAAGAATTATTTCCTTTCTGATAGTAAACTTTACCTACATTAGCAGTAGTATCAAATAGAGGAGAGTTGACTGTTGTGTCACCATCCTTAATAGTAAACTGCCAAATATAGCAACCACCTGTTAGATTAAAGATCGAGGTTCTTTCTACCGATGGATCCGCGGGATCAGGAACATATAGAGGACGAACGATGGTACGACGAAGGTCGTAACCAATAAGAGAACAACCTCTAGGGACAATAGCGCCACCAGAAGCAGAGTTGAATTTGTAGAGAGCATTGTCTGGATTAGAAAGATCTAGAATACTATTATCTTGCCACTCCTGTAATGCTCTATTGTAGTTGAATAAAGGAATATCCCCAGTAACTTGTACACTACTAAGACTATCAAGATCTCCATCAGTAATAACCGTAGAAATAATACCAACTAAAGTATCAATACTTGCTTGAACATCTACACAAGTAGCAGAATTACCTGAGGGAAGATTAGGAACAATAGGATCATTTGTTTCATAACCAGAGTAAGAAGCAGGACCAGGAAGAATAGTGAGATCTTTAGAATAAAGTTGGTTTGTAACCGCTTTTTTCATCCATACGCCAGCGGCGTTAAAAGCAATTACAGACTGTGCTTCTTCGCCAACTAGTCCGTCGCTAATTGGAATACCATTCTTATCAAAATATGATTTAGAAGCAGCAATAATACTACCATTACCACCATTTCCAAGGTCAGCAGCAACAGCGTCAACAATTAGACCGATGTCACGCTTACACTTAACTTCACCAGGACCTACAGCGGAAGTGGTTTCTTCTACAAAATTATCAAGACTACCTTGGGTAAAATAAGTCGAAGGGATAGCAGCAAGTGTAGCAATAGCACTTCTAATACCAGCACAAGCATTAACGTCATATGCAATACCAGAACCCGAACCGGATGGGTCGTGAGTTATAGTTAAATCTTTATATCCAAGCTGGTTGACAGTTGCCTCTTGCATGAGGTCTCTTGCTTTATCAAAAGCAACAATCGATTGTGTTTCTTCGCCTTGGAGACCATCATCAACCCAAGATGTACCACCAGCATTAAAATAATTTTGAACATATTTTCTGGTGTATTTGTTACCACCACCAAGAGAAATATCAAGTGAAATAGCGTCAATAAAGAATCCAACGTCACGCTTACACTTGAGTTTACCCTCATTAGCAGTACCAACGTTCAGAACAGGCAACCCATTAAGGTTACCAGCGGTAAATACATCGCTAACGATAGTTGTTAAGGTGTCAAGTGCTGTTTGTACGTTAGCACAAGAAGCAGGATCAGTATTAGAACCAGTGGCAGGGTCAGCAGTACGGGTTAGATCCTGATACCAGGAACTGAGATCATATGTTACAGGAGTGGTGCCAGCAAGCGTTACGCTGGTCTGGTTAGTCATTGCTGCCTTCATCAGGGCAGTAGCAGTAGCGAAAGCGAATAGAGATTCGGTCTCTTCGCCTGCTAGACCATTAGCAATCTGGTTGCCTACAGCATCAAAATAGAGTTCAATAAACTCTCTAGTGTACTGGTTACCACCGTAGAATAGGTCAAGGGTTAGATACTCAATGTACCAACCAATATCTCTCTTACACTTAGTCTCAGTGGTGTTAATACTAGGATACTCGGCAAGACTATGCAACCATGTTAGTTCTTGGATGTCTGCTTTATTTTTGTTGATTAGACGATAAGCAGTAGCAAATCGACTAGAAGAATCAGTCTGTGGTTCGTCAGGAAAGT